TATCTTGCACTACTTCTCATATTCCCCACCCCCAAAATAGAATAGCTCTAGTGGGGAAATATAACCCCACTAGAATTATTGCAAGGACAAGCAATCTTTCTTTTGTTTGTTCTCTCATTGCATTACCTCCGTTGTTGGACACTTTGCAACATAACCTTTGATTTGGAATATATCTGTAAATGTTCTATATCCATTTATCATCGGATCGCCGTTGTCGTCATCTGTTGTGGCAACACAAGTGAAGGCAAGTTTGCCTTCTTTGGTTTCCCAGATTTTAGACTTGCTATCAAAATAACATCGTCTTTCTTCTATTTGTTTTCGCTTTTTACAATAATGAACTATGTAAAAGTGATCTACCTCTCTTAGTTCTTTTGCTAAGTGTGAAGCAAACATATCAATCTCGCCAGCTTCAAAACTCATGTGTGCGTGTGGATTCTTTGGCATTGTATATCCTTTCTAAATTTGGGAGGGCTTTCGCCCTCCCTTGTTATTAACTGTCTAATAAATCAATTATTTTGTAAACAGTTTCTTTTGTACTTATGTCGTCTTCGTCTTTGAGTTCTCTTGCTTTCCATTCTGCGTCTTCCTTAACTACTTTCATAGCTTGAGCAACAGAAATTCTATCACTTTGAAAAACACAATTTACACCCCACTCGATAGAGTGATACTTGTCGATTTCAAGTAAAGCAAATCTTCCCCTGTGATCGTTATTACTCATCAGACACCATGCAATCTACATCTCGATAAAGGTCGAGTGTTCCCTCGTCTTTTGCTAGTTCGTATCTTTGCCATTGTTCTTCTGTTAAACAATCAAGACAGGTTTCTCCGTCTTGTGCAAAATAATCCAATGTTGTAATTGAATCACAGTCCTTGCATTTATACATAACATTTTTCCTTTCTATTTGTTATATCTCTTTTGTATCATACTGTATGGGATAATCAATAATTATTTTATTTATTTATAACTTATTTTTAGTGGGATAAAAAAGACACATTGAGTTGTATTTTTACAACACCTACTATATCTTGTGTCCTTGTGGGTTCCCACCCACCCCATGTAGCGTGTTGCTTTTTTAACACACTAAAGATTAGACATATTTTTTTCTTGACACAACATATAGTACCCCGAGGGGTCCCAACCTACTATATGTAGCTTGTGTATTATGGGTGGGCCCACCCCAAAAGCTGTAGCAAAGGGATCCTAATATGTTATATATAGCTTGATTTGAACTTAGATACGGGCTAAATTCATTTTCAACGTTTTAAAACAAAATCGCAAAAATTTTGCGCAAAATTTTTTTCAAATGCTAACTCCAAACCAAATAGCCAATTTACCACCTGACACTAAAAAAGAATATTTGAAAACAGCGCTGCTTCTAGATGAAAAGAAAAAAGAGCAGGGCATACGAGATGATTTTTTACAATTTGTAAAATATATGTGGCCTGATTTTATAGAAGGCGAGCACCATAAAATTATGTCAGAAAAATTTAATAAGGTTGCAAGTGGTGAAATAAAACGACTCATAATAAACATGGCACCCAGACATACAAAGTCAGAGTTTGCATCAAACTTTCTACCTGCATGGATGATCGGTAAACAACCTAATCTTAAAATTATTCAAGCCACGAACAACGCTGAGTTAGCCGTGAGGTTTGGTCGTAAGGCCAAGTCATTAATCGACATGGAAGACTATCAAAAAATATTTAACACAAGACTTAGAGAAGATTCAAAAGCCGCTGGTAAATGGGAAACGGACCAGGGCGGGGAATACTATGCTGCTGGTGTCGGAGGATCAATCACTGGTCGTGGTGCAGACCTTTTGATCATTGATGATCCTCACTCGGAGCAAGATGCGCTGAACATGGCTTCCTATGATAGAGTTTATGAATGGTATACATCAGGACCGCGGCAAAGGCTTCAGCCAGGCGGTCGTATCATTGTTGTTATGACAAGATGGAATGTAGCTGACTTAACAGGTAAATTACAGAAAGCGCAAAAAGAACCAAAGGCAGACCAGTGGGAGGTAATTGAGTTTCCGGCAATACTACCTTCGGGAAAACCAGTTTGGCCAGGATATTGGAAACTTGAAGAATTAGAGGCGGTAAAAGCATCTGTAGCTATTACCAAATGGAACGCACAATATCAACAAAACCCGACAGCTGCCGAAGGATCGATTATCAAAAGAGAGTGGTGGCAGGTTTGGAATAAGGAGGAACTACCTCCTCTAATGCACGTGATCCAGTCTTATGACACCGCGTTTATGAAGAAGGAAACAGCTGACTACAGCGCCATTACAACATGGGGAGTTTTTCAACCAAGCGAGGACAGCGGACCGGGGCTTATACTAGTTGATATGGTAAAAGACAGGTTTGAGTTTCCTGAGCTACGACGCGTTGCAAAAGAGCAGTATGATTACTGGAAGCCCGAATCTGTGATTATTGAGGGCAAAGCATCAGGTCTACCATTAACCTACGAAATGCGTAAATTAGGTATACCAGTTATTAACTTTACACCTAGTCGTGGAAATGATAAACATACTAGAGTAAACTCTGTAGCACCGCTTTTTGAAGCGGGACAAATCTGGGCACCAGATACAAAGTTTGCTGAAGAAGTGATTGAGGAGTGCGCTGCATTCCCATTAGGCGAGCACGATGACTTAGTGGATAGCATGACTCAAGCAGTAATGAGATTTAGACAAGGTGGTTTTATAGATCATCCAGACGATTACGAGGATGAAGAATTACCATCACAACAAAGGACGTACTATTAATGGCAATAGACAAGGTACAAGATTTAACTAAAGAATCGATCGTAGTTGATCCAACCGTAGAAGTTCAGACACCCGCTGAAGAACTTGCAGAAATGGAAATGGATGTTCAGATGACCGAGGACGGCGGAGCTGAAGTAGATTTAGATCCATCCGCTGCAGCGCCAGAGGGATCAGAAAATCATGAAGCAAACTTAGCGGATTTTTTAGACGAAGATATTTTAAATGGTATTTACGATGACTTAAAAGAAAATCATGATGATTTTAAATCATCAAGAAAGGATTGGTCAGACTCTTACACAAAGGGTTTAGATCTACTAGGGTTTAAGTATGAAAATAGATCAGAACCTTTTCAAGGTGCATCTGGAGCAACACACCCAGTTTTAGCTGAAGCTGTTACACAGTTTCAAGCGTTAGCTTACAAAGAATTATTACCAGCAGGTGGACCTGTAAGAACTCAGATTGTTGGTATGGTAGACCAAGCAAGAGAACAGCAATCACAAAGAGTCAAAGAGTTTATGAATTATCAACTTATGGTTAATATGAAAGAGTATGAACCAGAGTTTGATCAGATGTTATTTAATCTACCCCTTGCAGGTTCGACTTTTAAAAAAGTTTATTTTGATGCTGTCGTTGGTAGAACAGTTTCTAAGTTTGTACCTGCAGAAGATTTGTTGGTGTCTTATAACGCAACATCTCTTGAAGACACGGACACAATTATTCATGTAATTAAAGTATCAGAAAATGATTTACGTAAACAACAGGTGTCTGGTTTTTATTCTGATGTTGATCTAGGTGAAGCAGGATACGAGGGAAATGACATAGAAGACAAAAAAGAAGAGATTACTGGTGTAGAAAAATCAAACGGAAATGATGTACATACTCTTTTGGAGTGTCACTGCGAGTTAGACATAGAAGGGTTTGAAGATAGAAGTGAAACAGGCGAAGAGACGGGAATTAGACTTCCATATATAGTTACTCTTCACGAAGACTCAGGAAAAGTTTTATCTATCAGAAGAAACTACGGTCCGATGGACCCGATGAAAAAGAAAAAAGAATATTTTGTTCACTTTAAATTTTTACCAGGACTCGGATTTTATGGGTTCGGCTTAATCCACATGATCGGCGGATTGTCTAGAACTGCAACTGCAGCACTTAGACAATTACTAGATGCCGGCACCTTGTCAAATTTACCAGCCGGATTCAAGCAAAGAGGCATCAGAGTCAGAGACGAAGCTCAACCGTTGCAGCCGGGCGAGTTCCGTGATGTTGATGCGCCTGGTGGAAATTTAAAAGATGCGTTTATGACGTTGCCTTTCAAAGAACCAAGTGGCACGCTCCTTCAACTTATGGGCACGGTTGTTCAAGCAGGACAAAGATTTGCAAGTATCGCTGATATGCAAGTCGGTGATGGTAATCAAAGCGCAGCAGTAGGCACGACCATGGCGTTATTGGAACGCGGATCGCGGGTTATGTCTGCGATACACAAAAGATTATATTCAGCCATGAAATGTGAGTTTATGTTACTTGCTGCTAACTTTGCAGTTTATCTACCAAAAGTCTATCCGTACGATATTGTTGGTGGTCAGAGAGAGGTTTTTGCACAGGATTTTGACGACAGAGTAGACATCATACCTGTAGCTGATCCAAATATATTTTCTCAGACACAAAGAATTACAGTTGCACAGACAGAACTACAAATGGCAATGTCAAATCCTGGCATGCACAATTTATACGAAGCGTACAGACACATGTATGAAGCGTTGGGTGTAAAAGATATTGATCGTTTATTACCACCGCCACCACAACCGCAGCCACTAGACCCTGCAAGTGAAAATATTTTGGCATTGAACGGTAAAAAGATACAAGCATTTCCAAAACAAGACCATCAGGCACACATGAGAGCACATTTACAGTTTATGGGCACCACAATGGTAAGAAATAACCCAAAAGCACTTGGACTTTTACAACAAAATTGCATGGAACACATAAATTTGATGTCATCAGAGCAAGTTGAAATGGAATTTGCAGAAGAAATTGCAAAAACACAACAAATGCAGCAACAAATGGCTATGTTATCGCAACAATTAGGCCCACAGGCGCAACAAAATCCACAAATGATGGCCATGCAACGTGATTTAGAGTCATTAAACCTTGTTATGGAGTCTAGAAGAGCTGTTTTAATAGCAGAATTTACAGAAGACTACGCAAAAGCAGAACGACAAGTATTAAATCAAATAGAAAATGATCCATTGTTAAAACTAAAAGACAGAGAGATTGATCTAAAGGCTAGAGAAGAGCAAAGAAAAGAAGAAGAAGGCACGAATAAAGCAAACATGGACATGATGCGTATGATGCAGAATAAAGAGATAGCAGAAAACAAATTAGAGCAAAACGATGAGCACGCTAAGCTTAGAGCGAGCGTTTCACTTGCCAAGGATGGTATCAAACAAATGAAAGCAACCATCACTGAGGGTCAGTGATGAATAAACAAGAGCAAAGAACTTTCGGAATTACAAAAAACTTATTAAAAAAACCAATACCAAAATTTTATGGTGCTGGTGATCATAAAGTACAGCTAGCTTACATAACACCTGATGAGGCAAACTTATTAGCTGATTTAGATTTACACGGTAGTAATCCACCTAATCCTGGACCAGGAGGTATTCCAAACTTTAACGATCCAGGAACAGGGATGAGTGGTGCTGCAGCCAGTGCAGCCGAAGCAGGAGGCAAAGCAGGCAAAGCAGGCGCTGCTCAAGCAGCAGCTGAAGGAGTTGGTGGTTTTGCGACAGGCGGTGGCGGTCTTGTTAGCGGTGGCGGTGGATATGTAACATCGGGTAGCACGGGCATACAAGGAGATGGCTCAACTGTTAATTATGGTAATAATGTTAGTAGTGCTTATGGTCTTGGTCCAAGTCAAAATTTAGGTGCTGGTCAAAGTGATGACTCAGATAACGATAACG